TTGAAACATACGATAAGTCGTTAGATGTGTTTGCTTGTGTTAAAAAGATTTCAGCAAAGATTGCTTCAATAGAATATAAATTATTTAGAATTAAGAATTCAAAGGGTGAGCTTGAACAAATATTAGCGCACCCTCTTTTAGATCTATTAGCAAACCCAAGCCCATTTGTCAGTAAAGCAAAGTTAATTAAACTAAAAGAGATTAACGAATTACTAACAGGAGATGGATATTGGTATAAGGCAATGGTTGGAAATACAGTAGCAGAGCTTTGGAACTTAAGGCCTGATTGGATTAAAATTATACCAAGCTCAACAGATTATATAAAAGAATATATTTATAGAATACCCGGACAGAAAGAATTACATTTTACACCGGAGGAGGTTATTCATTTTAACGAACCATCTCCAATAAAAGAGTTTGCAGACAGGACAGGACAATCCCCTATAAGGCCAGCACAGGTCAGAGTAGACACAGAGGAGTTTGCAACAAAGTTTCAAAGAGATTTCTTTCACAATAACGCGCGTCTTGATGCAGTATTGCAATCAGATCAAACGTTAAACAAAGATAGGGTGCAAGAGATACGCGATCAATGGAGCAAGAAATACAAAGGAGTAGGAAAGAACTCAAAGATTGGTATTTTACAAAGTGGATTAAAGTATGTTCAGATATCAACAGCCCAAAAGGATATGGATTATATATCAGGACTTAAGGCGACAAGGGACGACATATTTATGGCATTTGAAATGCCAAAGTCAGTCATAGGGATAGCAGAGGATGTAAACAGGGCCAACGCTGACGCAGCTATGGCAAGTTTTTTAACAGAGAACATTAAACCAAAGATGAGAGATTTTGTAGATACATTAAATCAATCATTAGTTCCTCATTTTGGTAAAGGTTTGATATTAGATTTTGTTGATCCATCACCAGAGAACGTAGAAGAAAAGCTAAAGATATATGAGAATGCATCAAAAAATGGATGGATGACACAAAATGAAATAAGAGAGAAAGAGGGACTAATGCCATTAAAGACAGGAGGAGATGAACCATTAGCGAATAGTAAAATAAGTTCAATAGTTGGGTTGTCGGGAATGGTGCCACAAAAGAGAACTGTAATATTAGGACAAGTAGTTCAATCAGGTATCTTTGAGGGAAGAAAAGAATTGTTTAACGACATCAGGATTAAAGAATTAAAAGACAAAATTGGAAAGCAATATAAAAAAAAAGCATCAAAAGAAAAAAAAGAATTAGATGAGTTAAAACAAGAAAAGAGAAAGACAATATGGAGAACATATTTAGCGGACAGAGATCGCAGGAAAAATATATTGCTACCAGTTGTTAGAAAATTCTTAATAGACCAAGAGAAAAGATTGTTTAGAATTATAAACGAAAAGGATTATAAATACGAAGCCAATTATAAGAAGCACATTAAGAAAGCGTTATTAGATTTTGATTGGGAAATGGAGAATGAAAGGTTAATAGCGGCCATTACACCATCAGAATTAAAGATATTAAAAATATCCGGCAAAGCAGCGCTGGCCAGAGTTGGGGTTAGCAAACCATTCATATCAGAGGGATTTATAGGAATATGGTTGCAAAACCAGATCAAAGTGGACTCTTCCTTGATAAACAAGACCACCAGAACAAAATTATCAAAACAATATTACGAAGCGCTGGCCAAAGGAGAGGGTATCAATGAAATAAAAGAAAGGGTTAAAAATGTTTATAAGATTAGAGGAGATGCAGAAGCTGTTAGGATAGCAAGAACCCAAACAGGAGCTATTATAAACGAAGCAAGCGTGGAAGCATACAAGCAAAGCGGGGTTGTGCCGAAAAAAGAATGGATTGCTACAATGGATAGTAGAGTAAGGCCATCTCACGCAGCAGCAGATGGACAAGTAGTAGATGTAGATAAACCATTTGAGGTTGGCGGAGAATTAAAAGACGCTCCAAATGATATAAATTGTAGGTGTGCAATTGGTCCGGTTATAGAATAATAAAATTAATATAACATTATGTTTAAAAAAGATTTAATTTTTGAAGTAAAGAAATCAAACGACGACAACAGAACAATAGAGGGAGTGTTTTCAACTGCCGACGTTGATCGTTCTGGCGATCCTCCAATAGAACAGGAAAGCTGGAATTTAAAGAACTTTAAGAAAAACCCAGTAGTTCTATTTGCTCACGACAGTCGCAATATACCAATTGGAAAGGTTACTAAATTAAAATTAGACGAGAAAGGAAATCTTGCCGGTAAGATTATGTTTGCAGTTGACGAGGGAGTAGGTATTTATGGAGATTTAATAAAGACAGTATACAACTTATATAAGGGTAAGTTTATGCGCGCATTTTCAGTAGGATTTAAGTTAGGAGAAATAACAGACGATAAGAAAGGAATGAAATTGATTAAGAATGAATTATTAGAAATATCTTGTGTTCCTGTCCCGGCCAACGCATTAGCTTTAGCAAAAGTAAAAGGATTAGATTTAGAGGCCCTTGATAAGGTAGATGAGATTGAGGAAACAATAGATTTCAAGAAAGACGCAGAAAGCAACGAGGATAGCCCTGACGAGGGAGCAGGGGACACAGGGGATAATAACGAGGAAGTAGAGGAAGACACACCAGAGGACGACACAGGGGACACAGGGGACGCAGAAAAGGCAATTAAGACAGAAATATCTGCTGAATATGATAAGGAAAATAATAAAGTTATCATAAAACAGGATGGAAATATTATAAAAGAAATTAAATTATCATTATTAGATAATAAGGTCGTGACCGAAAGCTCTAACGAGCAAAAGGAAAAATCGCCAAAGAAAGCGATAAAAACCTTAAACAAAATAATCCGAACGCTTCTCACAGAGAAGCAAAAGGTTAGAAGTAATTAGATATTTTTTATGTTCGTATTAAAAGATATTTTAGCCAAAGAACTCAAAGACCTTTCTGATGAAGAAAAAACATTTTTAGCTGAGCACGCCAGTGAGTTAACTGACGAGCAAGCTAAGAGTTTTGAAATCACCAAAGAAGTTAATGAGGAACTTGACACAAAAGGATTAGATGAATTGGTAAATCTTTCTGTTGAGAAAGAAGTTAAATCAGTTGTTAATAAAATGGTTGCAGTTAAGAGAGGAGAAATCAATATGGCCAGCGAAACATTGCCAACAAATGGTAAATGGGCCAAAAAGACACTTGACTGGTGCGTAGCATTAACACAAGGAGATTTAGTTCAAATGAAAGCATTAACCACTTCATCTTCTGATACTCCAAAAGCAGGATATACTATCCCATCTGAATTATTTAACGAAATAATCAGATTAGTTGAGGATGTATATGGTGTTGCTCGTAGAGAAATGAGATACTTACCTTTCAGCGGCCCAGGAAATACAAGAGATATTACTGCATTAGGTAGTTCTATTTCTATGACTTGGACTGATGAAGCCGTAGCGAAGACAGCAACCCAACCTGTATTTGAAAGAGTGCAACAAACATTAAAGAAATTGGCTTGTATTATTCCTATGACAGAGGAGTTGTTACAGGATACCGCAATCAATTTACCCGGTTTGTTAGCTGATTTAGTAGCCGAAGCGACTGCTAAAGAGGAAGATGAACAATTCTTTAATGGAACTGGTGCGCCTTGGACTGGTATTTGTAATAATGGGAGTGTAACTTCTGTTGTAATGGGTGCTGCATTAGGATTTGCTGACATTACTGCTGAAAACTTATTAGATATGCAAGATGCAGGTTTAGTAGGTGCGCATAATGGAGCTAAATACTATTTGCAAAGAACTATTTTCAGCTATGTTAGAAAATTGAGAGAAGACTCAATCGCAGCTGGCGATGGTTTAGGAGCATTCATTTATCAAAGGCCACAAGGAGAAATCCCCGGAACTATTTGGAACTATCCTTTTGAATTAGTAGAGGGAATGCCTGACAAAGATGATGACGCCATCAATAAGGGTTTTGTTATCTTCGGTAATCTTAAACGATATGCTATCTATGGAGACAAAGGTGGTATGCAGGTTAAGATTTTAACAGAAGCTACCATTACTGATACAGACGGACAAACCTCAATCAATCTTGGTCAACAGGATATGATTGCTTATAGGTTTGTGGAAAGAGTTGGTTATGTTTTACCAAAACCAACTGCCATTGTTGTTCTTAAGACATCTGGAACAATCAGTTAGATTTAATAGGATATGGGGTTGTAATAAAAACAACCCCCATATTCGATAATTAAGAAGTTTTGTATGGAGTATAAAAATAAACAGCTTATAAATTATAATACGCGTATGACTGAAGTAAAAAAAGAGAAAAAGGTTAGCTTTTTTGATCCGGTAGTCAATGCTTTTAGGGAAATCCCCATTAGTTTGGCTAAAAAATATGTCGTCGGAGTAGAAGAAGTTAAAAAACAATTAGATAAACTTAACAAATAATCTTTATGATTAAATTAAAAGATAAAGGCACATTCAAAAAGAGGTGGACTATTGAAAGATTTGCTTCACAGGCAGATTTTGAAAAGGGTAATTGCTATAAAAAGAGTGTTGTAAATCATAATATTCTTGTTAATGAAGGGATCAACGAGTTATGGACGCTTATTTGTGCCGCAACAGGAATAAGATATGATAATACTAATGCTTTTTTGATTGTAGGAACTGGAGTTGGCGCGGCCAATGCCGCTGACACACAGGCAACCTTTACGGCAGGAGTAACAAAAGCAATGGAAGATGGTTATCCAACTTATGGCACAGATCAAAAAGCCACTTGGAGAGCAATTTATGCTGCAGGCGACGCAAATCAATTATGGAATGAGTTTGGAGTATTAAATGCAGCCACAGGAGAACAATTACTAAATCGTTTAGTTTCTGCTCAAGGAACAAAGACAGCAGGACAGGTTTGGCAGTTAACATTTACGATTACATTATCCTAAACAAGAAGTATATGATGAAAAAGTTTGAAAATAATATACTTATAATTTTTAGATATGTCTACTACATTTAAGAATATAGTTAATCGTTTTAATACAACAATAAAAGCCGCAAGCAGTATAAATAATACTGACGATCCTGTTACTTTTAATATCACAGACGCAACGGGAATACCTGCTGTTCCTTTTTATTTTACCGTAGAACAACTAACAGACAGCTCGGTTTTTGAAAGAATGTTAGCAACGGCAGTAGATGGAGATGAAATAGTAGCTACGCGCGCGCAAGACGGATCATCAAAGCAAACATTTGCAGCAGGCGATCTCGTTCAGATTAGGGTTATGGCGGCTCATATTGACGATATGACAACAGTGATAAATGCCTTAGAGGACGGAACAGCTTTATTGGCTGGTCGTTCAGGTGGTCAAACTTTAATAGGCGGAACAGCAAGTGGAAACGATCTAATTTTACAATCAAGTTCAGACGCTACAAAAGGAAAGATATATTTTGGTATAGCACAGACTTCTTATTTTGACGAAACAACAGAAAACTTAGTTATTACAGGAACATTAAATACACATACAATTCCAGGTGGAACAGGAACTATTGCATTAACTACCGATATTACAGGAACTAATTCAGGAACTAATACTGGCGACCAAACTTCAATAGTAGGAATAAGTGGAAGTATAGCAGAGTTTAATACTGCTTTATCTGACGGTAGTTTTGCCACTGGTGGTGGAACGGCAACTGGAAGTAATACAGGCGACCAAGATTTATCAGGAAAAGCAAATATTGACCAAACAATGTATATCGGCTCAACTGCCGTAGCAATCAACAGAGGAACTGCTGCTTTGACATTGGCTGGACTTACTTTAACAACTCCAGATATTGGAACTCCAAGTGCTGGAACTCTTACTAATTGCACTTTTCCGACACTTAATCAAAATACAACTGGAACTTCTGGCGGAACAGTAGCTAATGCAGTTACACTTGCTATGATGGCTCACGGAACTGATGGCAATTTAATAACTTATGATTCAGCTGGTGCTCCAGCTTATGTAGTAACTGGAGATGCTGACCAAGTATTAACAAGCAACGGTGCAGGAGCTGCTCCAAGTTTTCAAGATGCTGCTGGAGGTGGTGCAGAATGGGAATATGTATCAGACTTAACTTGGTCAGATGAATCAACTACTCAATCATTTTCTTCTTTAGCTGGTGGGACTTATGATTATAAAATAGAATGGCAGTTATATGGAACAGATGAAACTTCTACTGGAGATATAGTATATTTTTATTTAAATAATGATGGTAGTTCGTCCCATCATTCAACTTATTATCATACAGGAACAGGCATATCTAGTGGATATATTCAAGATAAAGCTCAATTAGGAACTACACAAGGAAATTTTAATGGAACCAATTTAATACAAGGTCAACTTCTAATCAAAGGAAATAGAGTTAATTCTATCTATATCGGTTTTTATGGTTTAGGTGGCGGGAGTCAAAAAGATGCAGGGTCAACGGTCTGTGGAATGTATACTGCAGCTGCTGATTTAGCATCAATTTATTTCTCAATGACAAAAAACATTACAGGAAAAATAAAACTTTATCGTAAATCTAATGTATTTTAAAATATAGAAATAAATATGAAACAAGAATTTGTAAACTGGAAAATATTCATCTGGGCGATAGCAATAATTTTAGGATTATTCAGTATTAGCTTTGGTATGATAGCAAGTGCTCAATTAAAAGCAGATGGAGCATATCAGAGTATATATCAGATTAAAACGGATATTGAGGTCATCAAAAATGATGTAAACTGGATTAAAAACAATATATAATATGTTAGATAGAATAATATTTGACAAGCCAACTTATGATGGATTAGATTATTGGGAAAAGTCAGAGTCAGATAGTGGCGCTGGAGTAGATACAATAAATGAAATATTAGCAAAGTTGGGAATATCAGATACAGGAGCAGGGGTTGATGCAATAACAGCACTATTATCAGAGTTAGCATTAAGCGATACAGGTAGTGGGGCAGACACATTGGCAGACATATTAAGTCAAATAACAGCGTCAGACGCAGGCACGGGAGCAGAATCGTTAGCATTACTGGCCCAATTAGCTTTAAGTGACACGGGAA